GTTCTTCATTGTTCCCCCGATTATTTGGAAACAAGGGGGCCGTGACTTACCAGCCCCCTTCTTGTTTCAGGTTTTCACGCCTCGGTTTACGAAGTCACCGAAGGCTGCGCGGCATTCGAGATGTACACGCCCGCCTTCATGTTCGAGTTGAAGAGGTTCAGAAATGCGTTGTATAAGAAAATCGAAGAGGTCAGGTAGCTGCCCTGCCCGACGAAATCCGGAATCGGCATCGTGGTGACGCCGTCGCCGAAATCATACAGGCTTGGTTCGACCGTCTCGATGATCCCCCACGTGCTGGGCGTGACCGCATCCATGCGGCCGGCCTTCGCGGTGGTCGTAACGTTCAGCTTACGGCCGCCGTAGGTCGGAGACATGTGACGCTTGGTCATGTCGAGGGCCTTGTCGCCGCCCGGCACATAGTTCTGCTGGAGCACGTTCAGATACAGGTTGGTGACCGCCAGTTCCTGATCCGTGCCGCAGATCCATTCAAACTCGTCCACTTCCTCCGCATCGTCACCGAGGCCGCGCCGGATCAGAATTTCGACCTTGTACGCGTCGGCGGTGTTGATCGGCTGGTTGTTCTTGTTGATATTCGGCGTGGACAACTGGCCAGGATAGGTCGAGCGGGCAAGGTTCAGGACGTTTCCGGTGTTGCCGGCGACCTGATAGGTATAGATGCCCGCGAGGCCCGAGTTCAGGGCGCCGGTGGAGCCCTGGATCATGATGAAATCGCCTGCTGCGGTGCTGGTCGGGAGCGCGGTCGAGAAATAGACCGTGTCCGCCGCGCCATCGACATACGAAACGGTTGCCGTCGAGGGCGTGGTACGGGCCGAGCCGCCTTCCGTGGGGAAGAACTGCACGACCTGTTGTTCCTGCAGCTGGTTGGCCTGGCCGCCGAGACCGACGATGGACGAGGTCTGGTTGCCGGATCCGGTGTTGTTATTGACCGTCGCCGTCGCAGGCAGCTGGAGCAGCGCACCGGAGCTATCCGACAGGAACTGCGCATCGACGCCGCGCATGAAGGAGTTGAGGGAGTTCTTCAACTCTTCCGCGCGAAGGGAAATCAGACTGCGCTTGGGGCCGTTCGTGGCGATACGCGCGAGGTAGGTGATCTCGCAGCCCGCGAACAGACCGATCGGCGACAAATCCCCGCCGACCCACAGCGAACCCGTTCCGCGCCCGAGAGCATCGCCGTTGCCCGTTGCCTGGAAAATCGCGGCGCCGGACTGGATGCGGACAGGAATGCGGAACGCCGGGCGCGCGGTACCGCCAGCCTGCGTGGTGACGGCGGTCGGGTACGTCTTCGCGCCCTTCTTCATGAAGTTGTAAATCGTCTGGCTCTTGTAAACCAGATTAGGAATGCCTTTGGCAAAGGCTTCGAGTTCGACGGCCTCTACCGCAGCTTCTGCGAGTGGGTTTGCCACAGTGCGAACCTCTGCATGAGCTCATCGACAGATTCGCCCCGATGCGAATGCTTGCGATGGCGGCCTCGGCGCGTTGAAGCGCGAGGGATCCCCGATATTTGTGGTTCAGGAGACGCTTGCTGCAGAGTCGGCTGGAGCGTTTATAGTGGCTCTACACTTTCGACTCAATGACGAGAGCCTACACCCGGAGTCAATTTGCGCGCAACAGGAATTTTAGTATGAACTTTACAAAGACTAGGCCGGGCGAGGTTTTAGCCGAACATCACCCGGCCTAATCCGATGCGGTGCGGGCATGGCGGGAACCGATAGATGCGCCAGATTTGGATTCTCGTGGGACGCCTCACTGTCCAGGGGAAACGTCCCGTGCGAGTTCGATCCTCGCTGCCCGTACCAATAACTTACCTAGAAATCTTAGGCTTTGACCGCTTTCCAGTCAATTGAGTACGGGCCTTTTCCGCCCTTGAGGAAAATGTTCTTGCCTTGGATCCAGTTCAGATCGGTCGTCTTGCTCCAATCCACCTGATCCCGCGGCGGCGTCGCCGTGAGCACGGATCCGCTCGCTGCTGCAGGCCGGGAGGCGCCCCCGGCCGCAGCGGGCGTCCCTGGCTTTGCCGGCGCGCCAGCCGTCGCGGGTCTTTTGCCAACGGCAGGTCGATAGTTCGGGTAGAGCTCGTTCCGTACCGTGCGGAAATGTTCCGGAAGCAGTTCGGCGAATTTGCCTGCGATGAACTCGGCCGTCCGCTTGTTGTCGCCCTTAGCGCGGATATTGGCCACCTGGCGCAGGTAGGTCTTGTCGGCCTTCATCGCAGCATAGACGCTGTCCTGCAGCTGCTGCACGAAGCGCTTGCGGCCGCCCTCGGGAAGCTTTAGTTCCTTGAAAAATCCGTCCACGGTCTTCTGTATCGAGGAATTATTTCGGCGATTCACATCGGTTGTGATGGCCGTGATGCGGAGATTTTCCTCACCCTGCTTTATGAGCCGCTCGCGTTCGTTGAGGGCCTCGGCCTGCGGATCGCGCTTCGTCGCCCCCTCGCGAGACTTGTTGGCCAAGTCCTTCAGGCTGCCGAACCACCGCTGGATGTTTCCCAGCAGGTCGAAGGCTTCCTGGCCTTTGCCTTCCTGAATAAGCTTCGACAGGTCGCCCAGGTGCTTATACAGCCCGACGCTCTCGAGGCGATCAAACATCGGGCCGCTCAGCGCCTCGTCGAAAAGCGCCTTGTTCTGCGCCGCAAGCACGCCCATCGCATTCCGCGCCGCAGCCACAATCCCTTCCGGGTTGGCTTTGTAGAGTTCCTCGATCAGCGCGGCATCGCCGTTTGCGAACTGCTCTATCTCCTTGCGGTAGTCCCCGACCTCGTCCTGCAGCGCGTTGATGCCTTCCTCGCCGCCGAGGGATTCAATCGTGGCCTTTGCCGAACGCGCCTCCTGGACGGTCGCGAACTCGGCCTCGAATCCCTTCAGATGGTAATGGTCTTTCTGCCACTGTTTGGCTTGCTCGGGATGGGTCTTTTTCAGCTCCGAGATGGCGCGCTTCACCTTCTCTTCTGCCGCCGATCCGTCGCTTGCGTCGAACTCTGAATCGTCCTCTTCGGTTTCGGGGGCTTTATCGGGCTCCCCGCCATCCGGTGCCGGTTGATCCTCTGTACCATCCGGGGCAGCACCATCCGGCGCAGCAGGTGGTGCCGCGCCGCCCTCAGGTTCGGAAGCCGCGCCGCCGTCCGCGCCCCCTATGGCCCCCGTATCGGGCGTCGCGCCCGCGTCCGCTACCGCTGTACCGCCAGCCGGAATTACGTCCATGCCGTCCATAGTTCATTCCCCCCGATGATGTGTTCCTTCCAGATTTTTACTTCCCCGTTTTTAGGCAATCCGGCCGGGCACGGCTTCCGGTGCTCCGGTCGGAATTGGTTTGGCAGGCTTCTGCGCGCCCTGGCCTGCGGGCACGGGAGCCGGCGTTGTCGCGCCGGCCGTTGGCGTAATGCCGTCCTTTTGAAGCATCTGAGCCGCAGCGGCCGGATCACTCTGCACGACGTCCTTGTAACTTACGCTCATGCTGGGTGGCTTGCCAATACCCTGCGCCTTTTGCGCGGCGGATTTCTCAGCGGCGGCCTTGTGCTCGAGATAGTGCAGCCGCAAATTCATATAACCCTGCGGATTGGTGAGCTTCTCCTTGCGCCCCTGCGGACTCATCAGCATCTGCCAGCAGGTGTCCGCTTCCGTCTGATTGTCTTCGACCATTTCGTCGATCGGGATTGAGGACGTTTCCTGCGGAATGGTCTGCGCCAGTTGCTGTTCGGCCTGCTGCAGCACAGCCGGATCCACACCCATAGATTTCATGGACTCGATCTGCTGTTTGGCCTTTTCATAGGCCTCGTTCGGCACCGGCATGCCCGCCAGGAGCAGCTGGATTTCGCCCAGCTGCTTGTTGCGCGCGGCGACAATCGGTACATAGAGGTCGCGCAGCCCCTGGACGTTCTGGAAAAATTCCACGTTCGCGGCGTTAAAGATCACTTCGCCCAGCTGCGGATTCTTCGAGGCATCGGCGAACAGCGTCGTGACGGCGTTTTTCTTCTGCGTCCACGTCTCCGGGAAGTTTTCGTCGCTCTCCGGGTAGCACTGGATATTCCCCTTGAGATCGTTGATCTCGAGCCGCACAACCTCGCCCCCGGGAATATGCTCGTTGATCGACTTGTCGCGGCACTTAGCGCCCCACTGCACCAGCTGGCGCGTGGATTCGGCCTCGCAGTTCTTGAGCGTGTGCCACGTCGGCGCCAGGCGCCCGAGGGCCGAGTCCCGCTGCGTTGCGATCGCTACGCCGGAATCCGCAGTACCTACATCGCCTCCCGCAAGCGCAGGGTATGCCCCCGAGAGCAGTTCGGCGAGCGGCCCGGAATACTCCTTGATGAAATCGGCGAGGGACTGTGGCGGAATAACCGGAGGCTCGACAAAGATCAGTTCGGCCACGGGCACGCCAGGCTTCCATTTGAACGATCCGATATCCCCGGGCACGTTCGTCTGGCCGCGCAGGCTC